GTATTATAAAGCACGTGAAAAATTCTTTAATGCAAATAAAGATGCTTTAGAAATGAACTTTAATTACAAAAAATAATGTGTTTAATATTAGTAAAAGAAAAAGGTGTAAAACTAACAGATAGATTTTATGATTATATCACTAAATCTTGGCGTTCCAATAACGATGGAGGAGGTTTTGCTCAACGTAAAAAGAATGGAGCTAGTATCTTTATAAAAAAAGGTATTGAAACTCCTGATGAAATGATTAATAGGCTTGATAAAATGAAAATTGCAAAAGAAGATGAATTAATTGTTCATCTACGTATGTGTACTCATGGAAGTAATACTAAGGATAATACCCATCCTTTTATTATTAAAAATGAGGGAGAAATGATTGCTGAAGTTGGTGAAAAAACACTAATGGAAGAATCATTTATCAAATCAATTGCATTTTTTCATAATGGTTGTATTAGTGCTTTTGGTAGTTCAAAAATACCAGAAGAAAAATTGTGGTCAGATACCAGATTATATGCTCAATATGTTTTGGCTCAACAAGCTGAAATTAAAGGAAAAAAGATAACTGGTGCTGAAATATTGTATAATATAAAAAAAGAACAATATCAAACACAAGATTCATTCAACAAGCATTTAGCACCTGTTATGGGTGGTTATCAAAAATTTGCGTTGCTATCCACTCAATATGGAGTATTATTAATTGGTGATTATTACACTGATACATTAGGTTTTAAACATTCAAACAAATCTGGAATAGGATATGAGTAAAATTATTAGAGGAAGAATGGTCTGCTTTATTGCTGATGGCAATTTTGATGATAGACCAAGAAATAGGAATGAACAACAGTTTCAAAAAAATGACCCATTATTAGTTATTGGTACAAAAAAGATTAATGACGGTAGACGTGATTTTTTAGAGATAGATGTGTTTAACTTTAGAACAAGAACTTTTGAAAAAGTAGTGGAACAACAAGTTGGGACAATATTTAATGCAGAGTATCTTGATTTAATGCGCGGCTGGCATGCAGACCAATTGCAATCCATTGACAAAATGGATAAATGTATGAAAGAATTAGAAGTTGGCGACATTGATGCAAATCAATTTATGTTGTGGAACTTAGATAACATTTATACAAAAAATGGTGCAAGCAAAAAAGAGCGCTTAAACATATTACAAGATGTCCTACAAGAACTTACCGCAGGTTAATCGTATACTTTGCGCAGATTGTGTAGCATTATTGTTTACTGAATATCCTAAATTAGAAGGAGCATCTTATGAAACTGTTTATGAAAGTATTGGAAAATATTATGGTAAACATGTAGCTCTTTCTGATTTAGTTCAGTGTTACACACCCTTTTACGAAGATGTAGTAGAAGGTGAAAATGATTTTTTTGAAGGATACAGTAATGGCTAAAAAACAAATTTACAAACAAGGTGGCTATGTATATGAAGAAGAGAAAATATCTAAGTTATCAATCATAGATAATGAAAATGAAGAAAACGGATTTGTATTAATTACTGAGGAAGAGGAAGAAATAGTAAATACTTCTCCTGCACCTGTATCAAGTTTTTACAAAGGTCCTAATTCTCTTATTAAAACTCATGATAAAGATATTGAATATTGTACAAATAGAAATTGTAGTGGAACTATAGATGCTTATGGATTCTGTTCAAAATGTACTAGATATGAGCATACAGAGGGATTTTATGGGGGTTATTAATGTTAAAAAGTTAGTTCAATTTAATATTACTTTAAACCAATACTTTATTTTACAATGTTTATGTTTTAACAAAGAAGATGAATTGTTAGAATATACAACAGCCATTGAAAAGTTTGAATACAAGGAACTTGTAAGTCTTGAAAAAAAAGGATTCTTTATCAACAATAATACTAATAAAGAATTTGTATTTAATGATATAATTCTTACAAGCTTGACACATGAGTTATTTGACTTAAATAATGCTAAAAAATGGTTCATGGAACTTTGGGAAACATTCCCTAGAGCAACGCCTAAAGGGCGAGTATTAAAGCAAATATCTAAATTAAAAGCTAGTAAAAAGTATTATTTAAGAATCAAAACAGAGAGTGAGCATATAAATGTAATTAGCGCCTTACGCAAAGAAATATTACATAGAACAGTTACAGGAAACTTGGAATATATGCAAAATTTAGAAACTTGGCTTAATAATGAAGGCTGGGTACCATTTTTGGGAGAGACTACAACAAAACCTAAAAATTATGGTAATGAGATAGAATAATGGTAAAACACATTAGTGAAGCAGCTGACGAGATAATTGAATACATCAAAGGTAAAAGGGATGGCACAATTAGAGAACTTAAAACACGATGGGATAAAATAAATAAGAATGCTCCTGTAGAATGGAATAGTCTTTATATTATTGCAGGTGTTTCAGGAAGTGGTAAATCAAGTTTTGCAAATGAATTAGAAACTTCATTGTTTGACTTTAATCCACAAGAAGATTTTTGTGTCCTCTCTTTTAACTATGAGATGACTGCCGCTCGTCAAGTGGGAAGAAAGCTCAGTTTTAAGACATTACAGACTGTTTCGGAGCTTTACAGTAAAAATGATAATACCTTATCAGAAGATGGGTATAATAGGGCTATTGCAGCTGCAAATTCAGTAAAAAAGTATAATATCTATTATCAAGACCAACCCGCAACGGTTGCTGAAATGCGTGATTTGATTGTACAAATGTACAAAAAAGTAAATAAGCCAATGGTTATATTTATTGACCATGCACGCCTTGTAAAGAAAAGTGGTAAAAATGAACAAGAAATGATGATTGAATTAACTCAAATGTGCATAGAGCTAAAAAAAGAGTTAAAAATTACAATATTCATTTTATCACAACTTAATAGAGAAATAGAAAAAGCTGAAAGAATTCAAAATCCACAAGGTCATTTTCCAATGAGAAGTGATTTGTTTGCATCTGATGCGTTGTATCAAGGTGCAGATGTGGTAATGGTAATTCATAGACCTGAATTATTCTCCATACAAAGATATGGAATTGAGGCACTTCCTGTTGAAGATATGGTGTATATACACGTACTTAAAAACAGGGATGGTGAACCTAAGATATTATCGTTTAAGAATGTCTTGAAATTTAACAGATTAGATGAATTAAAAATCTAATTTTAATTTATTACTTTAAATATGAGAATAATGCCAACGAGCAAGAAAATTATTTGGAATATTAAAGAAAATTAATTACTTTTGTGAAGAAACAAAAAAATGATGAAAAAAACAGAAACTAAAACTAACAACGTATCAATTGTACGTAGTGTATTAACAACTCGTAAAAAGGCTGCAACTAGCAATGCTTCTCTTTATAAGGGTGTTTTAACTAAAATGGGAGTAGATATTAAATCTATTTCTGCTAAAGATTTATTGGATGGTATGCACAAAGGTGTTTATCCTAATTATGACAGCGTTTCAGCAATGAGTCGTAAATTAAGAGCACCAGGAAAATAATGGCAAGAAAAGCGCTTATTATTGGTGTTAGTGGTACAGGTAAGAGTTCTGCTGTTGAAGCATTGAACCCTGCTACCACATTTATAATTAATGTTAATAATAAAGCCTTACCTTTCAGGGGATATAGAAAAAACTATGTCCCCTTTACAAAGGAAAATGTTAATGGAAATTACTATGTTACTGATAACCCGATGTATATTATAAAAACATTGGAATACATTAACAAAAATATGCCTCATATAACATCCGTTGTACTTGATGACTTTACTTATATGCTTACAAATGAGTATATGCGTAGAGCGCAAGAAAAAGGGTATGGTTTATTTAAAGACATTGGTCAAAATACATATTTTGTGTTGGATGGTATTGATAAATTGAGAGATGATTTAACTGTATTTGTTACAGGTCATCCCGATGTTGATACTGATGCAATGGGTAACAAGAGTCTCAAAATGAAGACATTAGGTAAAATGATAGACCAATATATAAACATTGAAGGAATGTTTACGGTTGTATTATATACCAATGTTGAAAAGAATGGAGATGTACTTGAATACTCATTTATTACACAAAATAATGGATATAACACTGGTAAATCACCAAAAGGGATGTTTGATACCCTCAAAATACCAAACGATTTAGAATTAGTTAGAACAAGAATGATAGATTACGAAAATTAAGAAAAAAGATATGGAAAAATTAGATTTTAGCAAAGCAGCCGCACCAGCGGTACAAACAAATGGTCCCTCAAAAATCCGTCCAGGAATTCATGAGAATGTAGTTATTAATGGAATTCAGGTTATTCAGCCTGATGGAGTTACCGTAACAGGTAGTCCTAAGTCTCCTTATATGGAGATTCATTTTGTAGATGGTGTAAATGGTAATGAAATGAAAGAAAAGCTCTACATGAGTTCTTCTGCTCTTCCATATACATTAGCTAAATTAAGTGAACTTATTACTGCTACAGGACAACAAGTACCAGAAGAAGCATCTGTAGAAAACATTCAAGCTTTATTGCTTGGAAGAAGCATTGCTTTACGTACAAATGGCGAAGAAGTTAGGTTGAATGACGGTAAAGTTATTATTACAACTACTCTTTCATCAAGTCCATTTTGCGCACCAGCTGGTAAAGGAGTGGCAACACTTCGTTGGGATGAGACCAAAAATATTAAGCGTTTGCCTGTAACAGCGGCAACTGCAAGTACACAACCTATGGGAGATTTACCTTTTCCTGGTTAAACTAGAAGGGGGAGAAATCCCCCTTTTATTTAATAATGATATTTGATTTTAAACAAATAATTGACAGGAGAAATTTACCACCTGATAAGGAGGTTTATTCTCAACTACTAGAAACTCCAATACAACCAAATGTACGCTATCCAGCTACATGCATTAGACCCAATTCTAAACCTGATTTAAACCCTTCTCTGACGTTTATGGAAAAAAATGGACAGATAGTATGGAAAGATTGGGGAACGGGCCTTAGCGGTGATGTATTTGAGTTTTTAAAACTATACTTTAAGGATAGTTATTTACAAAGTATTAAAAAATTTATGATGTTACCTAAAAAAGAACTAAAACACGATGTTACTGCTACACCACGTATTACTTTAAATTTAGTATTTTCAGAAGATGCCAAAGGACTTGACTATTTTGATGAAGATTACTGGGCTAAATATCACATCGGATTAAATACCTTACAAACATATAATGTTAAGAAGGTAGATAGACTTTTTGATGGTATTTCTGGTAATGTTTTAGCAAAGTATTCTATTATCAATCCTATTTATGCCTATACCCAATTAGGTAAAAGTAAAACATCTTTTCAAATATATCGTCCTTGTGCTTCAAAACAATACAAGTTTTATGACAAGTTTCAAAAAGATGAAGAAATTATATTTGGATTTGATAATTTACCATGGCTTGGTGATACACTTGTTATTACTAAATCACTTAAAGATGTGATGTGTTTATATGAGATAGGAATTGATGCAATTGCTCCTCATAGTGAAACTACTTTATTATCTTATAGAGTGATAAACTCTCTTAAAAACAGGTTTACTAGAATTATAGTACTTTTTGATAATGATGACGCAGGTATACGTGGTGCAGCTAATTACGTAAATACATATGGATTAAAAGCGATATTTCTCCCTGAATCAAAGGGTTGTAAAGATGTATCTGACTTTTTAAAAAAATATGGTTTACCACATGGCGCAAATTATTTGCATGAATTATTAAAATGACAGAACTATATAAAATAGAAATTCCTGAATTCATTACTCACATTGAGCTTTCAAAAAAAAGACGTGCTAAAAAGGATGAAAATGGTAAAATTACCAATCCTAGAAGTGCGGGAACGCCCAAGTTAAAAAAGATTAATGGTCAAGACCTTTGGGTTACAATAGACCATAATTTAAGGAGTAAAATGGGAAGAGAGCTAAAGAAATATATGTATGAAAATGCCGTGAGGCATCTTGATGAATTTCCTTTAGACAGTTATCCAATTGGTATAGATATGGAATTCTAT